TTCCACCTGCCTACAGCACGTAGTCTATCTAGTGACGGTAGCTTCCACCACACATGACGCTCGTCTGTTTCAACAAATTCAATATTGGGAGTAATAGCAAAAGCATGACAAGTGCTCTTTGCTAGGGACAAAAGGTCTACCTGCTCGTCCGAGCCTACGTTAAAGATGCCTCTGCCTCCTCGCAACAGTTTGGAAACACAAGCGTCTACAGCAGCTAGAAAATCTTCAATGAACAGGAACGTACGAAGCTGTCTTCCGGGGGTGTGCACAGGCAAGGGTGACCCGGCCTTAGCTGCAAGCACAAACTTGTTTACCACACCATGAAGTACAGTAGGTCCATAGACGTTAAACGGGCGTAGTATTACAGTTTTTCCTTGTTCTCGTTGCACAAATATGTGCTCAAATGTAAGAGCAGTCAAAGGCCTGATGGCTCCTGGGTCTAGCGGTGAAGTTATGACATGGCCGTGTGCTTCATCTGAAGCGACAGGAGCGCGCAAACCCAAATCAAACTCTCTATCTCCGTACACGCTAGAAGAGGATAGAAGAAGTACGGGAGCTGCGAGAGGAAGAGTGGCTAGCGCGCCATGGAGTCTGTGAGCGTCGCATATGTCGTACACCTCTGCACCAAACACCACAAACACAGGACGATCGGGGTCTACCCTCTGGACTAGCTCGTATCCGGACATGATTAGATGGTCACGTACGGACAAAAGTAGAGGGTGAGATCCTGCAACCACAAATTGAACTCTTCGCACGTATATCCTACTTCTTCAGCTCAGTCTCTGGACAAGCACAGTGTAGAGGTATCTTACCGCACTTAGTGCACTTAGGAAGTACTATGGGCGCAGACTTAGTATTACCGGGCATAAATCCAACTCGTTTTTGGAGACGTTAGTAGATAAGAGAGAGCAAAGACACGCACATGCTGCTCTCGCAGCATGCACTGAAAACCATTTTTGTATGTTACGAGATCCAGTGCACCGGACATATCCTCTACTCGCATCATCGCATACAGCGGTGCGTGATTCTTTGTGAACACCAACAAAGGTATTTTTCCTTGTGGTGTTTCTTCTACTGCCTGATCCCACCACTTATGCATGTGTGTTTTGTCTGAGGTGAGCATCTGTTCAAGTGTCCACCCCTCAACTTTTTTGCTCTCTACACAGAACGGAAAAGTTTGGTCGGGGGTAACAATGTCACCTGCCATTGAACTAGTGTCTACGCCAGCAAAACCACGGGTAGCGAACGCACCAGAGCCTGGCGTACGAAAGAACTTCGCATCCCACCAGACTTCAAACAATTTCACGAGTCTACGTTCAGCAGACTGTCCCTTCCGCCTGCTGTTCAGTCGCTTAGAGGATGTCCCACTCATATGTGTTCTCCGCGTACGTTACCGAGGGCTTCTCTGTAGCCGTTGATGGCTCTTTCTTGTGTATGTATACATAGCCTTTTTGGAGCTTGTCTTTAACCCTGCCACGCAAGTAAGAGTGCGCGGCGCTCAAGGTTGTAAACCTCTTTACAACCTTGTTTTCTCCTTGCGTGCCTATCTTACCCCAGGTTACCGACACTACCCAAGGTTTCGACCCGTCAATGACGGGTGCAGTGGTTTCTCTACCTAGCACAGCTTTCCAGAACTTGTTGTGCCCTTCGTTAGTGCACTCTAAGTGCTTCGTATCCAGGACATCCAGCATATCATTTACTTTCTGACTTAGCTCTAGAAGGCAGAAAAACTGCGTCCTTCGCGTTCCATCCACGCTCAAGCCGTTTGTAGATGTTGAACATAGAAACTACACATCGCTCATCCCTAGACCATTCGGACACAGTTTTGGTTTCCCCGTCTATGGTTAGCTTTACATTGCTCCTCGTGTTCACATTCTGCTCGGCACGAGAAGCCCAACGCACATTACCTGGTTCATACCCTTTATTAGTGTCTATGCGTTCTATGGTGTCCTTGATGTTTGGGCGCTTTCCTACCATGAACAAAAAAGCTTCGAAGCTGTCTCTCCACATGTCGCACACAGTGATTCCGCGTCCACCATAGTTTTTGTAGTCCTTGTTAGTAGGGTTGTGGCAGCGCTGAATCATATGCACCCAAGTAACGTACTCAGGACTTGCTTTTCCATAAGGCGATGCTCCGTGAGTTGTTTTGGACAACCCTACGGAGCATCTTTTGCACATCAGAGATTTTGAATTTAGTAGGTCGTACTTTCTTACAGGGTGCTCTGTTCGCCCACAAGCGCACTGGCATACGACCTTACCATGAGCTTCAGGTCCTATAACTGTCCAAGCTCCATACTTCTTTCCTATTTCTATCCCAGACATGGTAGAAATATCTATAGCACTGAACTTGTTCCCTGCAAGCCAGCTTACCGAAGCTGCTTTGCCTTCTTCGCACTAGCTATAGCCTGGTCTAGTACCTTCTTACCCATAGTACCTCCTTCGACCAGCTGAATCTTACTAGCCTCTTCTTTTGCAGCTTCACCTGCGAACTCTGCAATCTTCTTAACCACAACCTCAGGCGGATTCTCAATTACTTGCAAAGTAATTTCTTTTTGTTCTTCGTCTACTATACGCTGTACCGTGTAGTAGGTATCCATAAACATGCGGAATTTATCCGACAGTAGTAGCTGGTTAAATATGGTGCCATACGCAAGAAGTGTTGTCTCTTCCTGCTTTGTAAGTCCACCGGCCCCTGTCTGTTTATCATCCATGGTTTTCCTTGTCTATGAAACAATCTTCATTCGGTAGGGTTTTTCTGTACTGAATCCACGGCGCTCTGAAGTTACCTGAGAACGTGTTGTAGGCCATCTCGTCCAAAGAAGCAACCCTAGCCTGGTGCTCAAATGGCGACATGTGTCCCATGCTCAATAGCATGTCATGTCGGCTAACTTCATCTGCTATAGACTTCTTCACATTGTGTTTCTCGTACGAGACTGCGGCGCACCTAGCTACCGACAGCTTCAGTAGCAAGCCTGTAGCTTCGTGATGGCCACCAACTGCTTCCTTGTCTTCTTCAGACACTAACGGCAAGTGGTATTCTCCTACGCGACACAGTTGCTTCGGCTCAGAAGCTATTAGAGCGTCTCGCATAAGCTCTGCTGCCTTCTTTATTTCCGGTTGCGCTGCTTTGTGGCAGCGTAAGTTCATATAGTTGTCCCACTCCGTGGCAGTAACAATCTGCGTTACCCACGAGAAAGGCTCAGTAAGCCTGTTAGCGTACTGCTTGTGCACACCCAGCTTTGCCAGCGCTCTGGCATGGCGCAAAGAATCAGCAAGCGCCTCACGCCAAATTGCCTCAGCGGCTTTGTTCTCTTCCTCGGCTAAGAAGGTGTCCGCCTGCATTCCCTTTTGGTTTTTACCAAAAGCTTCAGGCACGAAGGGATTTTGTTCGATGGCGGCGCACCTCGTTTCTACCGGAATAGCTCTACTGGATGCTGTATTCCTGCTGAATACTCGGTGAGTATTTTGCTCTGCCAACACAATTCTTGGAAAAGTAACTACCATGGTAGTTAATCTTACATTTCCAGGAGCAATGGAATCACAGATTACTTCTGCACTATACATTTTGTGCCTCAATGATGGGTAACATCAAATATTGACATGAAGGTGTCCACACCTTGGTACAACTCTTTCAGCGAATGTTCGTTCTGCACCAAGAAATCAAACTTGTCCATAGTAAATTCCTGTGCTTCTGATGCATGACCTGCGATACCAGTTTCTTGTGCTTGAGAATCCGTCGCAGGTCTAACTACACGAATAATACTTCCCCCCTCAGCGCGAATAGCGGCAAGTTCGTTTGAGAACCTAACATCCGAAACTACGACTCCTCGTGCTGCTTTTCGTAGCTTGTCTTGTCGTGTCAAGCCTTTTAGCGGGTCGTACTCCCATTCCTTAGTATTTCCATCCTCGTGTAGAAGTGTTCTGGCTTGTGCAATCAGCGCGTTTATCCATATGTCTTCATGGACCGCTTCTCGTCCCCACTCTGTGCCTAGCGCCTGCAGCATCACTCTTGGAGACAAATTAGGATGCTCAGTTCGCAGCCAAAAGAACCAGTGAATTAAGGCTTTGTACGCATCTTCTACTTCGTCCGTACCAAGCAAAGACCTACAAAAGTCTAGACCAAGAAGAACTACGCGGCCCTCAGCTGCGCCCCACGCCTTACTTCCTTCCCGGTATCTGGGATCCTCAAAGTTGCGATACTGCGAAGCACCCCAGAGTTGCTGCTCTGTGAAAAGAAAGACATGATAGCCAAAACGTTTTATTGGGTCCGCCAGTGCCATCCTAGCGAAGCCGTGTTCGTGGATCAAATGCTCAGCCACAGTGTCTTTGCCTGACCCTAGTTGTCCAGATACGCCAATTATCCTAGTCCTGTGCATCGTCATTCCATTTCTTAGCAGTTTTTGTGTAGACCACAAGGACGTATGCCTACGTTGACAAATAAGCGTGAGTAAGTTACATTACCTATTACCAGCTGACAATGTAAATGCTGCGGTATTACAAGTTCAGCTACGAGGTAGCGCGTGACAACATCTGAGTTGTTTGAAGAACTTCGTAAGTTGATACAAGGTGACATTACTCATAACTTGGGTAAAGCCACCGGCAATCTTACTTACTTGCTAGAAAGCGTGTACCGGGGCTTTGCCCCTGCTGTGGACATTGTTGAAGTTACCACAAGTTACGTAGCTAGCAGCTCTAATAGTTTGATAATCGCGGACGCGACTGGAGGCAACGTAAACATTACATTACCAGTAGCTTCTTCCCTAATAGACATAACCTACGGTACCTCTAAGATATTCTACGTAAAAAAGGCTGATGTATCAAGCAACCTTGTACGCATACTAGCCACAGGGTCAGACACGATTGAAGGTGCTAGCATACTAACTTTGTCGTCCCCACTGCAATCAGTGCTGCTTGCTCCTGATGGTAACGATTGGTTCATTCTCGCAACTAACGGAGCAGGGGGCGGCGGCGCAGCAGTTAACACGATACCTTCTATTGGTGGTCTTGCACCTGCTACTTATCTAGACGACTCTAGATACTGGACCCTTGGATCCGACCCTCTAGCCATTCCTAGCGGCACACTCGCACTTTTATGTAACCCAACCCTGGGAGCGGAACAATATGACAACCGCTACTTTTGTGGAACTAGGAACAATACTGCAGCAGCTGGTGGTGGTGTGTGTTTTTACACTGAAAACGCGTTTAATCCTATCGCTAGAGGATTCGAGCTTATCACGGACACAGGAAACCGTAGGCAAGCAATGTGGCTAGATCGCTCCATGGTCGGCAAATGGACACTCATGGTCCTTACTTGGAATCACTCGGCGGGAGACATCACTACTAGGTTCTATATTAACGGAACTCCAGTATACGAAGGCGCTGTGTTCGGCTCATCAGTCGCTGTAGGAGGAAGCTTGTGCCTGGGTACCAGCGCGGCAGGAGTAATTGCGGGCGCGGACGGAGCTAACGAAGGCTGGTTCAACGGCATGGGCTATGCTACGCGCGCACTACCCTACGAGCAAGTAGCAGAGCTTACAGACGCTGTGTTTCAAGCGAATCAGTTTGTTAACATACCCACTGGCGGAGGATGGACAGGAGCTTGGCGCGTTGGCTCGGCTGAACCCGGCACGTCTTGGACTGCGTCATTTGGTACAGGCGCGCTGACAAGAGTGGGAAGCGCAGCTGGGTTTGCTAATAAGTATTCAATTTGGGGCTGACTACCTTCTGCAGGGGTCTGAAACCACTGTTGTAAGGTCAGCTAATACCTGGGCTTCATCAGTTCTTAACCGAAAGTAAGTGCCGCAAAGGTCCCAGTCATCGCGGTATTCCGGTGCCGTGAAGTAGTAGAATACTTCGCCGTTCGTTAGCTGTGCGCACATTTCAGACTCAGTAACGGTGACGGGACGGTAACTCTGGCCTTCCTCATCTGTGAAGAGAATTATCACTCTCGCAGACGAGTCTCTCCACCCAACGTCCAGAGTATCATTCCCAATCTCCCATATAACGTCCAACGTAGGCTCTGGAGCAACCGAGCCTCGCAATCTGTCAATGACAAAAGCTGCTATAAAATCTTCGTAAGAGGATAGGGGCAGAAGTACGTTAGAAGAAGACTCTCGTAAACTAGGAAGGTAGCCAGGTTCTGGAGCCTGTACAATCGCAAACTTAAAGTTTGGGTTTCCAGAGAACATGCCAGAGAACGTGCTAACTACGCTCACTATCGTACCAATCTCATCTGACATGCTTCCCGACGTATCAAGAACAAATACAATATCGAACGTAGTATTAACCGCAGGTGAACACGCACTAGATACTAGCGTACCGTCTACACATCCGTCGCAGTTGTTGTCGTACCCGTCGCAGGCAAATAGCCCTACCTCGTCAGCTGGTGAAATAGCACCTTCACAGGCTTGCCATTCTCCGTAAGAGCAAACTTGTACTCCTCGCCTGCAGGGTGAGAGCACAGTGCCTGTGGCCACAGTATCGTCATCGTAACAGTACCGCGCTACTGGGCCACGCTCATCGCCATCAATGTTTCCATCGCAGTCGTTGTCTAGTGCATCACAAATCTCGAAGGTGCACTCGATCCTAGAACAGTGCCCTAAGATACAACCGAACCCGCTCTCAGGCGCACCACACTCCCTATCAAATTCACAGTTTTGCCCAGAAGTATCAACGGCTCTGCATAGGCCAAATCTGCACTCCTCTGTAGCAGATTCACAGGGGTCAGACGTTCCGCACATGCAGCGGTCTATGTCACACCTATCCGTAGTCGCTGCTGGACAAGCATTGTCGCAGCTTCCGCAATGATAAAAGTCATTCGCTATGCCGCTATCCATACCAGGTATGCATACAGGCCGAGGAACATAGCCGTCTAATGTAGGCGGGGGCAGCACATACGCATCAGGCAGTCCAGGTACACGCGGAGGAACAGTGCAACCGAATGACAGCAAGGAAAGCAAGAACAGTATGTGATGTCGCATATTCATGGCCTCATATATTACTCTGGTTTAAAGACCGTACCTGATAGCGTCTTTTAGTGTAATTTGGTAGACAGCATCCTCCCTGAAGGACTGTCCCAGAGTATTAAGCTCTCGGATTTCTCGGTCAAAATAGGCCGCGCGCTCTACACAAGCTTTAAAAAACAAGGCACGTTCGTTCAGTGCAACATTGTCGGAAAGCGCAATCATCAAAGTAACAGCGTCTGACTTATCAGGTATCTCGTTGTTCATTCGGTCTACTAGCCGCTTGTACGCGGTCTCTAAATCTTGTATACGCTGTTTTATCAACTTACGCAAGACTTGTCCTTGCGCAGTGATGTAGTCTCCTCCTCTAGCGTCAATCAGTTCAACTTTCATCTTTGTATTACTCCTCAAGAAGAGAACTAACTCCGTTCTCCTTAACAACAGTCACTTGCTGAGAGAACAACTCTTTGAAGTCAGGTTTGTGGGTAACTACGAACACAGTATTATACCTGGCTTTTTGGTCGTTCAATAGGCGTACTATGGCCTCTGTGCCGGAGCGGTCAATAGACTCGAATGGCTCGTCCAAGAATCTCCACGGAAGCTGCTTAGCCGTGCGGAACTGAGCCAGGTCTCCCAGTGCCATGGCAATCACTAAATCCGCTCTGGCACGCTCTCCTGCGCTTGCTCCACGGTAGGAAGTAGCTCCGTGTGCTTGTTGGCAGGTGATAGTGAATTTGTCTTTCTCCTGTCCACTCTTCAAAGCAGTCTTTGTAGAGAAAGAAACAGACATTTCACCGTGCGTGAGCAAGTCAGCGTAGTACTTTGCTCTGTCGTTGAGAATTGGCGTAACGTAGTCTAGCATGAAGCTACGCAATCCTGCAGGGCTGAACCCTTCAACCCAGAAAGAGCAAAGCTTCACTTCCGCTTCCAAAGTTGCGATCACACCTTCTTGTTTAGCAATGTTTTCTTTCGTAGTCTGTATCGCTGCTTCTTTCTCAGCGATTAGAGAATCGAAATCCCGTGAATCTGTGCGTATGCTATCCAGGCTGGCTTTCTCTCTTACCAAGTCAGCTATTGCGCGCTCACGTAACATCTTTACACTTTTTAGAGCATCGATCTTTGCTTTGACTGCTTCTTCTGCCTCGCGCAGCTGCTTTACCGCTCGGCGCTTTTCCTCAACTACTGTCATCTCTTCGCGCTCTAAGTCACGTTTTTGTGCTTTTAACGAAGAAATAAGGTTAGTTGCGGATATCAGGTTTTTCTTATGAGAATCCAAATCAGCCTGCAGTTTACCTATTACCGCCTGCGTATGAGCTACTGGAACTTGTTGGTGGCAGGAGTCACAAGTAGCACCTAGGTTGTTCGCCTGCTCTATAGCAGCGTTTGTCATGCCAATTTGTTTGCGAGCAAAAGCTTCGTCCCAAGACGCTTGCTGAATTAGCGCATCTTTTGCGGCAAGTGCAGTCTTCAGCGGTTCTAGACTCTCAAGCAGGATATCTTGTTCTATGCGATTTGCTTTAGTGCGGTAATCAAAATGCGCGTTTGTCAGCTCTTGCTCTTGTGCCAGCTGAATATCCGCTTCAGAGATTTCTGCTTGTAAAGAAGAAATTCTGGCTGTGTGCGCCGCTCTACGCTGGCGCAGTGACTCTTCAAGCTGAAGCTTGACGGTACGCAGATTTCCTACGTCAGCACTGTCTCCAGTCAACTTAGCATTCAAGGCTAGTAGCTGAGTTGTGTGCTTTAGGATATCCCCTTCCAAAGTCTTTAGTTTACCTCGCGCAGTTTCGTACGCCTGAGCAAGTTGGTCGGTCTGAAGTAGCGATTCAAGCAATTCCTTGATCGCTTTGTCTGTCAAGCTAGCAACCTTTATGCCAGCTCCGGGCATCATAGCCCGGAAGGTATCAAAGTCGAAACCAACAAGCTGATTAACCACCTCTTGCATAGTCTTAACCTTGCCAGAGGTGCTCAGCAGCATTCCGTCTTTGCTTACAACTAAATCATTTGGTTTCTTGGCCCTAGTATCCAGCCTGTGCCTTGATACTACGTAAGTACTACCGTGCTCCTCTATGGTCAAGGAAACACAGCAGTCTTTGCCTGTGGCGGTATTAACCACTTCATCGGAAGACAAGCCTCTGACAGTTTCGCCCCACAAGCACCAACAAAGAGACTCAAACAGTAGGCTTTTACCTGAGCCGTTTGAGTCTGCGTTTGGTGCGTCCTTGTTGACTCCTGTGACTAAGATCAGCCCTGGTTTATTGAGCGGCAAAGATATCTTGCCGATAGACCCAAAGTTCTCAATCTTCAGGTTTGTCAGTTGCATTTGCTTGCTCCAAAATAACACATTGCATACGTACTACGTAAGTACCATCTGTGTAGTTTGCGACTTTGTTTCGTACTTGCTCAACAATCGTCTTACTGAGCAGATCCGCTAAGTCTGCTTTTCCATTTGCCACGGAAATCTCAACAGTGGCAGTAAGTGTAACTACGTGCCCAACATTGCGGTCAACAACAACTTTTATTGAGTTTTTCACGTCAACATCAGTATCACAGGTAGGCCGCACCGCAGCACATACCTAGCTGAATTACTAGTAAAGCTAATACAAGCAGTAGTAATACGTCTAGCTCATTCTGCATTTGCAACGACTAAAAGAGTCTTGCCATATGTTACAAGGTCAGATTTCTCAATTCCAGGAAGATGGGATTTAACCCAAGCTTCGTTTGCCTTAACCCAAGCAGGAACCATTGCAACTGGAGACAGATTCTCCTCGGAAAGTTCAAGTGTAGCAGCCTGCACCTCAGGAGGCATGTATATTACTTCACAGTTTTCAGCCCCGGACGATTGGCGCAGAGAGTCTATTTCCGCAGGAGTGTGCTTCTTGCTAGTTAAGATCCTCACGAAATCCATTGGCCTTGGCTTAGTCTGTGACCCTTCCTTTGACAGGATGAACTTAGGAGCACTTTTAGTTTCGACAAAATCGAAATCAACATGGTCTAGATAGACCTTCACATGAAGAAATCCGCGCTTGGTGTTGGCGTCTCCCCAGTTATGCTGGTGAGTAGCGCCAACGTACCAACCATTCTTAAATAGCTGCTGATGTTCGTGATAGTGCCCAAAAAAGCAACCAGCAAACTTCTGCCAAGGGATGTCACTGACACTGACGTCGTTGTCACTGACGAGTACGTAATCTGAGCCAACCTTTGCGCCTTGAATGCCTAAATGCGCGAATAGGATATGGGGCTCATTTGGAAGGGTAGAATTTGCTGCAGTGGCGATGCACTCTGCAGCTTGCTGTCTGTCGTCGGTGTACGGTACAAAAGAGTAGGTTACTGTGTCCTTGCGTAATCCGTACATACGCAAGGTACGAGGAGCCAAGCCAGGAGTGTCTGATGGAGTATTCCAGTCTATTACTCTGCACCCGTCAATTCGTTTAAACACTTCTAGACTGTGAATTTTGCCGTCTCTGTCTGCGTAGTCGTGGTTCCCTGGCATCATCCAAACTCGCGCTACAGAGGCCAAAGAAGAAATGGCCCTGTGCATTAAGTTTAGTGCGACAGTTGGGACTGCTTCTCGTGTGTGAAACAGGTCGCCACAGAAGAATACTTTCTTGATGTTATTGGATGCTACGTACTTCTGTATCTCTGCTACTACATCATACGAAGCTTTTAGACGTGAGTTAACAAAATAGTTTTCGTAGGCTTCTTCCTTAGCCCCAAAGGGAAAAGTATGCGCATGATGGTCAGAGAACACAACGAATTCATCAATCATTACATCCACCATAGGTTAACTCGCTTATTAAGGCTAGCGTAGCGTATTTCTAGCGGTCGTCCACCATCCTAGACCACTCATGAACGCAACGCATTGCTGCTGAAGCCCCTGCGATCCAGTTTTCCACCTCAGTTTTTACGGCGGAGACAAAGTCTGTGCAACTAGGTTTGTTATTGGGGGCATTTAAATCGACTACGACGTTTCCGTCTTTAGAAGCATACCAGTTATCTTCTTGATAGAAGACTGCGATGGGCTTGCTATGGTATAGTCCACTTAGGTTGACGCGAGCTACAAAAAGTTTTTCTTCTTTATACATAGACCGCTTTTGTGTACTCTTAGACTTCTTCATTCAGGCACCTCCTCCAGCGTGTCCTTCGCAAGGTCGTTGGATCATCGCTTTCGTCCCTTCCTCACATCGGCACAGACGCGCCGTGCGATAGAACGACGGTCGTCCTTGCGGCTCCATCCGACGCTATCGAGCGCCCATTCCGCACCGCGTTCCTCGGCGCACTTGAGGCACACGCCGCACGGGCCACTCTCGGGTTCATCCGCTTTTGTCTCGCGGCATCCGACGCCTCGGAGCATCTCGACCTCGGCCCGCGCCTCGTCGCGCTCGCGCACCGCGACGCCCACGGGGCAGTCGTCATAGTGAGCACGTCCGGTCTTGTGCTCTGAGTCCGCGCACCCATCGCACGCGAGCCGAAGCTCGTCGCGCTCGCGCACCGCCTCGTCGCGCTCGCGCTCTAGTTCAGCGATCTTCGACTCGTACTCCTCGCACGTCTCACACACCTCGCAGAGCCGCACAGTGCTGCGGATCTTGCGCGCCCCGCACTGCGGGCAATCGTGGTAAGTGATCATGGCTTCAGGCTCTTGTTGCTCGGTCGCACGTTGTCCGAGAACGACCAGATCAAAGCGATCAGCCAGCCGAGGATCGACCAACCGAAGAACAGGTTCGTGAGCAAGATCGGCCCGGTATTCCTGTGGTACCGCGCGCTCGCCGTGATGAACGGCAGAAAGTACACGAACAGGACGAACATAAAGAACAGCGCTACCAGCACTTGGTCGCCTTGCATTTTAGCCTCTTTTTACTCAGGGCAACTTAACTCGGTAGTGAGTCCGGATCGCCTGGTCTAGTGTTGTAGCAACATCTGGATGTGCAGCAATGTAGGCGGCTGCTTTTTCTGCTCCTTGACCGATACGCTCACCAAGGTAGGAGTACCACGCCCCAGACTTTTCTATCAACCCAAGAGTGGTGCCAAGCTCAATCAAGTCACCATAGTAGTTGATTCCTTTTCCGAATAGGATATCAAACTCAACTTCTCTGAATGGAGGAGCAACCTTGTTCTTCACAATCTTTACACGCGTGCGATTACCTACTGATTGCTCTCCACTCTTGATCGTTCCAACTCTTCTAATCTCTAGGCGAAGGCTGGAGTAGAACTTGAGAGCGTTACCACCTGTGGTTGTTTCTGGATTACCAAACATAACACCGATTTTCATTCGCGTTTGGTTGATGAATACAAGAATCGTATTACTCCGTGCAGTGATAGCTGTAAGCTTACGCAACGCTTGGCTCATTAGCCTTGCTTGCAGACCCATATGCGAGTCTCCCATTTCGCCCTCAATCTCGGCCTTGGGAACTAGTGCCGCGACTGAGTCAACGATCACTATGTCGTAGCCACCTGAAGACACGAAAGTTTCCGCAATGTCAAGAGCTTGTTCTCCGTTATCAGGCTGCGCTAGAGTTACGCTATCCATGTTCACGCCAAGCGCCCTAGCGTATGAAGGGTCTAGCGCGTGTTCTGCGTCTATGAATGCAGCAGCGCCTCCGGCTTTCTGTACCTGTGCGATAGCGTGAAGAGTCAAGGTAGTCTTTCCGCTAGATTCGGGTCCGTAAATCTCGATGATGCGCCCACGAGGATATCCGCCTACTCCCAAAGCAACATCTAAGCCTAAGGAGCCAGTAGAGATCGCCTCCACATCAGGTAGTGGATTGGCGGCAAACTCGAACGCTGCTCCTTCTCCGTGGTTCTTAACTACAGCAGCGATCGCCGCTTTGCGTGCATCTTCTTTTGACGTGAAGTTTTCCCTGTTTAGCTTCTTTTCTTCTTTCTTTTCCCGTGTCATACAGTTATCCTTTCATTAATTCAAAACTTTTCGGTTTCTGAGTAAAAAGGAAGCTTTCCCATCTTCCATTTTGCTTTCCTCAAGGTGAAGAAGCAACCTTCAGCGCAAAAACCTAAAGCTTCGGCTTTTTGGTCAACGCGAAAAACAGCTTCTACGAGAACAGGGCAATCTGGCGCAGTAAGAAACACAAAAAGGTATTCTTGTTCCTGGCTGCTGTCCATGGCGTTTATTCCCTACTCGTGTCAAGAAACACGCTTCACAGGTTTAGCGAACAGTTCTGGACTTCTCTTCTTCAATCTGTTCAAAATCTGTCTATCGTTCGCAAGCCTGTTCTTTTCGTTTTTGACTCTTATTTCTTCTCTTTCTTTTTCCGTAAGATTTCGGTACCCCTCAATGTCGTAAGTACACCTGATAGACCTGCTGTTTACGCTTATGTGTATTTCTGCTTGTGGTGTAATCAGGTCCATGAGTGCCGTGCGTAATTCGTTTGTGAAAGCCTCCACTAGGACTGCTGCTTCAGTGAGCTTAACTTCCCCAGTTGCATCCCGGTGTAAGTACGCACAGTTAGGCACGCCGGACTCTTTGTCTTCGTAATTACCTGTGCTAATAATCGCCTTCCGCTTGGTCATGATGCCCTCCAAATACATAAGAATAAAGGGCACACAACGTAGTCATGTGCCCTTTATTGAGTTTACAGGGTTATTGAGACTCTAAGTCATCCCAGAGAAGCACGCATCTCTGATGCTAGGTCGTCCCCATCTTCATTAGCCCACTCTGCTGGCGCTGCGTTCTTCACGTTGTTCGTGGAAGAAGGAAGCAGCGCCTTGAAAGAACCGCCCGCACCCTCAGACAGTAGCTTGCTCATGTCATCGAACGACTGGAATCGGCCAATCTTTCCAAGGTCGGGAAGTTCAAAATCCGGGGGAACTGGAGCCTTGGTCTTCTTGAGGTCTGGCTGCACCGTGTAGCGGGTCTTCATCTTGTCCTTGTTACCGATCTTGGTAAGGATGATGTTGTGGCCTTCCTCACGATCCGTGATGTCCAGCTCGTTCGCAAGCACGATAGAAGCGATCTGCTCGTAGATAGTGGAAGTGGAAGCGTAGACCTGAACCTTTGCATCGCCCACGGCAAACGGAGGCTCCGCGTCTGGACGCTCCTTCTTCCAATCCGCAATGTCCTTTGCAGTGTACACAGCGTCCGCCAAGTCCACCACGGACATTAGGTACGCCACCTTTGCTCGCAAATCCTTCGCCAGTTCCTGCGCCTGCACATTAGACTTCTGCGTACGCAACTGCTCTACGAAGTCACAAATCGGGCAATCAGGGTCTTCACTTCCAGGAGTCTTCTTGGGGCAAAGAACAGGACCTGCCTCTTCTGCTACGTTCCAATGCTGCCACACCTCTCGCCAAAAAACGCCAGCGAAAGTACCCTCATCCGTCCAGGGAGGCAGGATTCGGATGCGATTTACACCTTCTTGTGGCTTCCAGAACTTCATACTGGGACCGCCACCACGGGTCATTCGCGCCTGAACCTCTGCCTGAGCCTTCTTCAACTTTGAGATATCTAGTGCCATGTTTTCTCCGTTTAGTTAGTTACTACCGTTTGGTAGAATTGAATCACTAACCTACCACAGTGTAGGTTAGTGTCAACCTCTATCTCGAAGCTCCCGACCTAGCACAACTGCATCGGCCCGGAACTCCGTACGCTGATTAGCCCCCAAAGAAACAAGCATTTCTTTTCTGGCAGCCATTGAATCCCTAGCCGCCTTCAATAGTCCATGCTGCTTTTCTGCGTCCATGAGTTCAGACTGAACAGCGACGTATCTGTCATCTGTGATGACCATGTTTTCTATCATTTTTTCTGTAGTCTTAACCCCACTGTTCATCATCTCGCCCCGCTTCTCAGCGTCAAGAACAGCGTACATGCGCTTCAAGTCTATGTCTAGACGCCTAACTTTGTCAGCAGCTAGTTCAAAGCAGGTGGCGTAGTAGGCAAACCGCTCGGCGTGAGATGCAAATTCAGAAGAAAGGTCTGACCTATTGATGTACAGGTGCTCGTCTAAATGTGAGTCGTAATCCACAACGCCCACAGTATGCACAGGTACTAGGTCACTAAGCTTGGTGTTATCCGACATTTTTAGCTCCGAGGAAAAGGCACTCTAGCAAGCAGTGCCTTGGTGTCAACCATTGTTAAGGTGCCCTACGGGTTTTCTACGTGCAGCGCCTTCTTAGCTCCCCAAGATTCCGTAGAAGACGAGAATTCAGCCACAATAGGCACAGTGAACTTCCAGGCTTCCATAGCCTGTTTGATAGCAGGCAGTAGGTATAGCTCGTCTTTGTGCATGTATAGCTGCACTTCGTCGTGTACGAAGTTCACGAGTTTACTTTTCTTGCCGTTCAAGATGTTACGGATTCGTACTACGGCAATTTTAAACATGTCTGCGCACGTAGACTGGATGAGAAAGTTTACGCCCTGTCGTTGCGCTCGTGCTTCCATCCAGAACAAAGAATCGTCCTTCAGTATCTTGCGAGCATGAGCATAAGGCAAGTGTCGCACTCTTCCGAAGTAGTTAGTAAGCTCAGCGTTGTCTTTGACTAAACGATTTCCCTGGTTGATGAAACGCTTAACGCCTACATACTTAGCGAAGTACTTGTCTATGAATTCTTGACAAGCGTTCACCCATTCTTCGTCTGTCGCGTTCTTGTATTTCGCTGGCCTTTCCACTTGCTCAGACAGTCCTGGAGCACCTACACCGTAGATTGTCCCGAAGTTTATTCTCTTAGCTACGCCACGAAGCAAGGAATACTCTGCGTTCTTCGGATGATTCTCATCTTTTAGGATTTGAGACACCTCAGCTATGTCAAGACTAAACATCTCGCAAAAAGTGCGAGTATGAATGTCGTGCCCCTTCGCGTAGGCATCCAGCAGCAGGGGGTCCTGAGAGTAGTGTGCAGTAAGCCGTACTTCTACCTGTGAGTAGTCGGCAAACACATAAATATGGTCGTCATCCCAAGGGATAAATGCTTTACGAATAGTCTTATCCCTGGCCGGAATGTTCTGTAGGTTCGGGTTTTGACTGGACATGCGTCCGGTGCTTACGTTCTGATTGAACGAGCAGTGTAAAACGTTGTCTGGCGTCAACTTCTCCAAGATACCATCTATGTAGGTTCCTTTGACCTTTGCGTACTCTCTCAACTTAAGAATATCTTTTACTATATCGTATTTGCCCTTTAGCTTCTCAAGCACTTTTTTATCCAGGGCGTAGCGTCGCTCCTCTTCGTTCTCTAAGTGCTCTGTAGCTTCAGTGAACTTAGTCAGCTCTACTCCGTGATCTTGAAGTGCGCCAACCAATTGCTGAACAGACTTTAAGTTGATGTCGCCTATGACAGACTTGATCTTTAGGTCAAGTTCAGCCATCTGCTTATCGAACTCCACTCCCGCGTGCATTAAGTGCTCTCTGTTAATGCGTACGCCATGCTCTTCGGCCTCATATAGCGCTAGCATCAACTGCTGCTCATTCTTGTACAGCGCAGTTAGTCCTGGAGTCCAATTTATGTGCTTGACGCAGTACTCGTATACCTTGTACGTCAAGAACGTGTCTAACGCGGCGTACTCGGTCATGAGGCTAATAGGCACCATGCCGTAGTGAATGTCTTCTTTGTTTGCTTTAGCGTACGGATGGTTGTGTAGTATCTCCGAAGCAATGTGCTTTTTCAGAGATGCGCGGTTCAGATGCTGATACGCGAGGTCTTTGCAGAGTTTGTCAGCTTCCGCCATTACAAGCTTACGGAATGCATCGCGCCGCAGTCTGGACTCTTTCGTGCGCCAGTCAGATATTTCCTTTTCTTTGGCATTGGCGTTACCTGCAACGATGCCTTTATGCCATCGACCTAAGTCGTCTTTCCACCCAGATGCAATAGTCTTTAGTGCTCCTGGAGCGTTTTCATCATAGAAATGCCATAATGTTCGCGTGTCGTGAATCTTGCAAGCAATCTTTATGCCTTCTCTGGTGTAGAAATGATAATCGAATTTACAGTTGTGCCACAACGTAGTGCGGCTGGTCTTACTAAAGAAGCAGATTAGGTCATCCCGGATTTCTTCAATAGTAAGCTGCTCCGGTGCCTGTGTCTCTTGAATAGACTTCTCGTGCCTGACCGGCACGTAGAAGTGCATGTCTCTCCAACCAAAGGACAAACCGACTATGCGGTCACCGGAATGCCAGTTAAATCCGGTCGTCTCAGTATCACAAGCTACTAAATCTTGGGATTCAAGCAGCTTGTAGAAGACGTCCCATTCTACTTTGGTGTTAACAAGAAAAAGTTTTGAGTCGCCAACACCAGTCCAGCAATTGAATGTGACTCCATTGAGTTGTCGGGTTGGAAGAGCTTCATTATTTATCATGGTTGTGTTTATTTACGAGTGAGTTAATTTGTGTATGCAAACCCTCTGTGCCTTGTCGCATACCCTCTGTAATTCTAGGGTCGCCTACGCAAGTGTACGTCCTGCATGTAGTCGGTCGAATGTCATAGATTCCACAGGAATTCTCAGGGGTCAAGAACGGGCAAGGATCTCCAATTTTTCCTTCTAAGAAATAGTCAGGTTTGAACGGCAAGCCTGCCATTACGGGTAACAAGAAGTTACTCCTAAGCTGCTTATACATCTCAGGAGTTAGCTGAACTGCTGCATCACCGTAAAGGCCGCTTTCATATTCCTCTTTGCTGATGTTTACAGCGAAAGCAGAGCAGCACGCAGCTGTTTTACACGACGAACAAGGAGGCTTCAGGTGATCAGGTAAAGGCGGTACGCGGTCGTGCAGCACTCGCAGATTCAACTGCTTTTTGTTCTTCTTGAAAAGGTCACTTTGTATGACTTTTGGACGTTCTAGCTTTTCCAAGCCAAGAGTGCTTGTTTTCTCTTTTACAGGCTCAGGTAATTGCACTTGCTGCACATTTGCCGGGACAGAAAATGGGGCATCACGCAGCTTTCCTTCATTGGCTAGCTTTTGAATATGAGTAGGCTTTAGTATAGCCAGGTGCACTGGCTTTTTTAGTATGTCCTCGCTCATTACTTTTTCTTTCCCATGACATGCCGACTCATTTTCATGGAAGTTGGGTCTTTTTTAAGCATCGCTTTAGTGTGGTCTCTAGACCTTTTGCGCAAATGCTTTGCTTGGTCATCCTTACTCATCAGAGAGTAAGAAGCGACATTAGTCGCTGACATTACGTAGTTACTCAGCGTACCGCACTCAGGGCATTTTTGCGCTTCTTCACCACGCCTAACAATGTCTGCCCACTCATGTCCACAGCTGTCGCACAAGTACTCGCGGCTTATCCAACCCATACACCCTCTTTACTGCATCCATTAAAGCAATAGCGTGAAATTTCTGCCATATACGGATGCGCTTAGTCATTGGTTTACATTTACGTACGTTACCTGCTGGTATATCCACTATCTTAGAAAACGACACAGCAGAGGACAAGTACACCGCCAGGGGTTCGTTCAAGTCTACTTGACAATGCTGTGCTGCGTCTAACCAGACACGCAACACCTTGTGACCGTTTATTAGCAGCAAGTGGGAATTGCTAGCGGCTGCCCACAATACGGTACCATAGCTGCCATAACGTTTTTGAAAAGAAGCGACATCACGATGGTGCCAGCGTAAAGGAAGTCGCCCGTCACCGGGCAGTTGCTCAAGGATAGTAGAAAGGACATGATCCGATCTTCGACCCTGGTTAACATAACCGGTGCGGGCATATTTATACTCTTCAGATATCTCTAGATCAACGGTTGTCGCCACTGCCCTGCAGTGTGCCACGAGCCTTGCGAGAGCGCAACTTTTCTATATTTCCTTCAGCAACCTCAGCCATAGAAAATCCTAGTTCTGAGCTAAGACGGGCAACGTACCATAAGCAGTCGCCTAGCTCCTTTTTGAGCGCCGCTCTCGTTTCTTCGTCTAATACTCCGGCTTTGTCACGCAACACCTTTTTGATTTTCTCTGCGACTTCTCCCGCTTCACCACAAAGCCCAAGTGCAGGATACACGAAGTTTGATCCTACGTTGGGATAAACTGCTGTCGTACTAACGGCGTCTTGATAGTCTGTGAAGTCCATATATTAGTCTCCCTTACGTATAAATGTCGTTTCTAAGCTCTAAGATACCTAGGATACTCTCATACTCAAGAGCAGTATTACAGTTGAGTAGTATGTTAGCTAACTCTAAGGTTTCGTTGGAGAGTGGGAGAAACAAGTGCTTTAGAGCATTGGGGATTCCCATCTCCTCCAATATTGCTTCACCGTCACCGTCACCGTGACCGTTACCGTTACCGTAACCGTTAACGTCACCGTCACCTTTACCGTCACCGTCACCGTGACCGTTACCGTCACCGTCACCGTCACCGTCACCGTCACCGTCACCGTGACCGTTACCGTCACCGTCACCTTCACCGTCACCGTGACCGTTACCGTCACCGTAACCGTTACCACCGTCACCGTTACCGTTACCGTCACCGTGACCGTTACCGTTACCGTAACCGTTACCGTCACCGTTACCTTCTAGCGTAGACATACATCTCTCCTAAGTTCCAGGATACCTAGGATACTCTCATACTCAAGAGAGGTATTACAGTTGAGTAGTATGTTAGCTAGCTCTAAGCTTTCGTTGGAGAGTGGGAGAAACAAGTGATGTAAAGTATTGGGGATTCCCATCTCCTCCAATATTGCTTCACCGTTACCGTCACCGTCACCGTTACCGTAACCGTCACCGTAACCGTCACCGTCACCGTCACCGTTACCGGTACCGTAACCGTAACCGTTACCGTCACCGTCACCGTCACCGTTACCGTCACCGTGACCGTTACCGTAACCTTCACCTTTGCCGTGACCGTTACCGTAACCGTAACCGTTACCGTAACCGTAACGGTTACCGTTACCGTAACCGTCACCGTTACCGGCACCGTAACTATTGCCTAGTTCACGCCCAGTAACGGCAATGTGCGCGCAAGGATTAAGTACGGTCACTTAAGTCTTATTCCTTTTCTAAGTAAGCGGTCAAGCACTTTTAACGGTTCTTCGGTAAAGTCTTCCAATCGTTGGATTACTACGCTGTTAGGATAGTACTGTCTAACGTCGGTACTCTGTATACCAAAAGCGACGATCTCAATGCCGTACTCAGAAGCAGCGCTTACTACGTCCAGCAAGTGTTGCTGACATCGGCCCACATGTCCGTGCCCAGGATAGGGCATACCATCATTGAACACAAAAAGTATCTTGCGTTTCTCTTTGCGTAACAACAATCGACGAATACCGTGCTTCACAGATTCTGCGTCTAGAGTGTTACTTCTGATGTTAGTAGACGCCTCCGATAGACGCAAGGCTCCTTTTTCCCAGGGCTCATTAAAATCTCTGTAGTATCTAATCCACAGACTATTCCAACGTGCGTAGGGCACACAGTCAGCTGGAATGCTGGTAGGTTGGTCTGTGGAGTATGCGTACGCAGCGAATGGAATACGCAAAGAGTCCAACACATCGCCCAGCACTATAGCTGCGGTTCCGGCTAAGTCCAGCTTCCTGCCAACCATGGACCCGGAATGGTCGATAGCCAGGCACACAGCTGTGTCTATGTGTAGCCTGTTAGCTAGCTGCTTGTACACTGCGTTGTCGGTACCTAATACAGACCTGTATAGTTTTCTAGAATCAACTTTGCCTTCTTCTTTGCTGCCTACCCAACGCCGTCTTGCTTGTGCACGCAAAGAGTTAACTAACCTAGTTCGCAGTACATTTGTTACGGCTTTATGCGTGTCTCTTATCCGTTGAAGTTTTTGTCCATTCAAAGCAACTGCAACGTCAGGAAAAGGTTTTACAGTGTCATCTGCTGTAGAGAACACTATGTACGTTTTGTCACTGTCTGCATCGTGCTTATATCCTGTTGCGTTTTTTCCGCTCTTGGATACAAGAGCAGCTGCTTCCTGTCCTAGTAGTTCACCTAACTGGTCTTGGGATACTGGTTGCGAAGAAGAAGGCGTACCTCCCGCTTCTATGGTTGCTGTTTGTTTGGATTTCTGCTTCTCTCTCTTTTTTCTGTCTTCCTCTTCCTCTTCTGCGTACTCTTTTAGCACTTCGAACATGCGAAACCCTGCCTCAATTGCTAAATCGGTAGATACTATGTTAGCTACAGGGCCTACTGCATCTACGCATTTATCAACCAACAGCTTTGTCTGCTCGTCTACTGTGTGCATCCAGAAATCTGTGTATTTGCCATAGGCAACAAAATTCCCGTAAGCAGTACAAGCCCGCATAAATTGATTAATGTTTTGCCAATTTTGGCGTATTTTTGGCACCATCCAGTCGTTGCTAGCCGCTAGGTTTGTGACGGAGCCGGGAAACAAGCGACACACCGCAGCCTCCACCCGATTGTCTTCTATTACATTGATGCAATGAAATTGTGTTGCAGTGGGAGTTGGTGTGCGCTCTTTTATTGCCTTGAAATCAGTGAATAATACGTGGGCGGTTTCATGGTCCAAGAACCCGTGCACGGCAGCCAGAAGCTCGCTAGGAGCGTCACTAGGGAGCGTAGGCAAGTAGATGGTATTGCCGTCAGTCTTGCACTCTCCCGATTTCCACACAACGCGGATACCGAATTGCAGGGAGAGAAGGCGCGCAGTGCGCTCGATAGATGATTCGGCTAACCGAACATTACTTCTCATATTTTCTTCCTAAAATAAACTGCTATACTTATTGCATGCGTAGTATACGCTTGTTAGTGGTGGTAGCAGCTACAGTCTTGATAGGCATAGTTAGCTGCGCGCCCAGAACGGTGTGGTTACCGCGTGCAAACGGAGTATGGTACAATTCCAGCGGAAAATTAGTACACTGGAATCGTAACAGGTTTCCGTTAGTGATCGCATTAGACAGCTCCATAAGCTTTGTAGATTTTCTACACATGAATATTGCTATGGAGCATTGGAACACGCAAGTAGGGGCGGATGTCTTTGTTTTTGACGCCGAACGTCCAGCAGACATATACTTCGAAAAGACAGACTTACCGGACGTAAACGAAGAAGTACAGCTACAAGGTCTTGCCAGCCTGCAGGAATTCGATGGAGAAGTCATAAACTGCCGCATACGCCTAGACGTGGCCACAAGTGTGGAAGACGCTACCGTAGTGTTGGTGCACGAGCTTGGTCACTGCTTGGGCTTAACGCACGACTCATGGCCAGGATCTGTGATGTTTCCGCACGCTGCGGAGTCTGGAAGACAGATATTGCAGGATGACTTAGAGTTTGTGCGATGGCAGAGGGTAGGTATACTTAACCAGAAATAAAAACGCCCCCAAGAAGGAGGCGTGTGCGAAGGTTACCAACCAACCAAGTGTTTGTCACTCTCGTATTCGGTAAGCAAGCTCCACAAGAGCCTGGCTAGGCTTTCATCTGCGTGCATATAGCTACTGTAGAAGCACACCCAACATGAATTTTGGCTAATTACACCGGCCTTCTCTAGGTAAAGTGTGTGGCCGAATAGCCGTAGTCTGTAGGGAGCAGTCATGTACGCTTGCTCCCTAGTAAGTACTTCTTGTCGTCTTTCTCAGGAAGCTTAAAGTGGCGCTGAATTAGGTTGGCGACAGCCAAAGCGTCGCTAGGCGGAAGCTTGTCTAGGAAGCTGTACCTAGCCGACTTCATCGGGAAAGGTACGCGAGTAAGTTTTTCAAGCCAATTAATTCCATCGCGAGTAGTAAGGGGCACAGAAACAGTGCCTGCCTTGAACGCTTCTCGCACAGCAGATAGAACCTTGACTACGGGAGAAATAAAAGGCTGCACATGTACAGCGGGGAACATGCTCTCCAGCACCTTTACTTCGCTTGCAGGGGAAATATAGTCAATGGCTATTACTGTCTTCCATCTATTCAAGAAAGAAAAATTCTGTACGTTAGTACCCGCTACGTAGAGACCTGAATCATCTCCCATACCTGTTGTGTTTGCGGTTCCCACTATGCAATTCTGTGGATGAAGTTCAAAAATCTGGTTTGTTTCATGCATGAGGAAACGCAAGTCTTCGCTAACAGCTCTCTGTAAAACGAAAGCAGTTTCTGGCGGGCACGCGTCTATCTCGTCGAACAGCACTATGGTTCCGGGCTCTGTAAACGCCAGGGGCACTAAACCATAACGGAACAGCATGTTGCCGTTTGCTATTTTCCAGTCACCAAGCAAGTCACTACGGGACAGATGGCCGTCGAAATTGATTTGAACTACGTTGTAATTCAGGCGAGCTGCTACTTGGTTTACCAGGGCTGTTTTACCAGTTCCTGATTGACCAACTAGATACGTAGTGTCTCTTGACGTTATTGCCTGAAGTAGCTGTACTAGCTCTTCTTTTGGAAAGACATAGTTTGGATTCAAACTAGGAGTCAGAACTCCAGGAGTTGCAAAGCCAGTAACCGCGATATCTAAGTAAACTGTATTTCCCTTCGAGTCTTTTACAGACTCTCCCTGGCTCATCTTTACGCCAGTATCAATCTTAAACGTATCTCTTACGGAGAATGACTTAGTCTCTCTATTAGCTCTGTGTGGAACAACAGAAATAGCAGCATGAGAGAGCTGTGTGTGGATGTCCATTATAGTATGTCCCACTCCGTTTGTTCAACTATCGTCGGGGTCTCTAGGGTCTTGCGAGTTCGTACGTATTGGGTTTGTCCGTTGAGGAAAGACAGCTCGGTACCTGTAGGCACAGCTACGAGTGCACCTGACAAGACTATAGGTAAAGTGTCACGCTCGTCAAGGTGGCGAGAGTGCACCTCCACATTATGTTCACGCAACAGCGTGCGAATACGACTAACTGCAGCTTTTATGCTGGGCATCTCTAAGTCGTACTCCAGGAGTTTAACGTTCGAAGGCAGTATCCAACCAGCAGGAAAGTTGTACTTGTTACCGTGAGACAGTAGTACAACCAACTTGTTTGCCTTTGCCAGGGAATCTACTACTTCGTGATGCTTTTCATTCTCAGGAAGTACGGTTGGGTCCTTGACAAACACGATGCGGTTTAAAACGTGATCTGCCATTTGCTGTACTCCAAAGTATTGTATGTATCCACACAATCCTCTAGTGCCAGCTTAAGCATATCAGCACCGTTAATTTCTGCAAGTGTGTTACCTGCATCCATGTGTGCAGGCCAGCCGGTCATGCGACTAACATACACTTTTCGGAAGTGCATGTGCAAGTCTGGCACTGCACGCATTATCTCTTTGCGTGCATCTCGCCTATCCCAGAACACTGTGACCTCTTCAACTCCCCATGACTTTAGGAGCAAGATCTGTTCTAGTGAAATCTTTTTTGAAAAAGTGGCGTATGATGATGTTTCTGGAATTCTACGAACCGCAAGCGCGTCAAGAACTCCTTCAACAAGTATAGCATGATTTCCATACGGACGTACATACGGCCAAAAAGTTTTTGCTAGCTCTGATTCCGGCGCTGAGAGGTACTTATCGCTGCCTGCGTAGGCTGGATCAATGACTCTAGCCTGCCATGACACGAGGGAATTGTCGCCACCATAAATAGGAACAACCACACGACGACCAATATTGCCTCTTCGTTTTCGTTTTGAATCATATACAGCACACGAATGTTCTGGTACGTAATGAAACCGTACTGCCTTTATTTCTTTTTCAGTAATGCCACGAGAGATCAAGTAATCCCAGAATGGAGCGTTTTGTTCGTCTCTAGAAGTGAGAGGCTTGCACGCACTTGGAAGACTGCGAATAGTTTTGATGGGAGTGATTACTACCGGCTCGGATATCTTTGTCTCGTCCAGTTGCTGGATTAAGCACATCGGGTCGTCAGGTGTGGTACGTGCGTACTCTTGCACCAAACGTTTGATGGCTAAGTGCTTAGGCGTGTTCTCTGCCTTTGCTACAAAATCAAAAGTGTCGTACTTACCCGAAGAGAAACCACATTTGAAGCAATTAAACTTTCGCTTGGTCGGATTGACGTACAGCTTGAAGTCATTGTCGCCACAAGCAAAGCAGCAAACACGAAGCTCCTCGCTCGGTGTGTGCTTCACGTCCAATGTAGCGTGGAGGTATCCGTCCCAGTCAAAGTCTTCTTGAACTCTGCGAAACAGCATGAAAACTCCTAGTGGCTCAAAGAGGTTCTGGAGGCATCGGAGATACTCTCTGTTCGTGAGGCAGGATGTAAGGACTCTCCCATATTCGCTTAAAAGGAATCTTCTTTGCACATTGTCCACAATCCGCGTGCAAGAACTTAGAAGACCTACGATCCCACGCAGCACTAGATTGCACGGCTCCGTACACAGCTGTTCCCTTGTCGTCTTGTGAAAGGTAAGCGAACGCCACTTTCAAATTGTTCGCGTAATGTGCAACTACGAACTGGTAGAATCCGCAACGCGCACACTGTAGCGCACCAGCGGGAAGTTTACCAAGCACCACTTGTAGGTCGTACACACAATTGTGACAAATCACTTTGTCACTGTTATCTGACTTCACCGCTAGCTTTTCTACTTTAGTTCCACAAAAGCTGCACTCGTGTTCTTCGTTGACGGCAGTTAACATTTGTTTATGCGCCCAGGTTAGAAAGTCAGTCAAGGACTACATCACCAGTTGCAAAATCAGGAATTTGAGCAAGCTCTTCGTGACGTTCGCCTGCTTCGATCTCCTCCACAGTAGCACTCGCCTTTCCGCTCTGCAAAGCGGAGTCTTTAACAGGACCAGCGTAGAACTGCATGTGCCCGAAATCTGTGGCAATTTTCACAGTGCGAAGCGCAGGACCATTTCGGTTCTTGTTTATGAACAGGCGCATGACCCCGTCTTCCTTCTCATCCTTGGTCTGTGCCAAGATAATTGACATGTCAGCAGTGTATAGGCGGGAGATAGACCCTCCAATTCCCGTCTCGTCTGCTGTCTCCATTGCCATACCAGAGCGGTTAAGCTGCAGAGCGGACCATATGCGCGTGTTAAACTCCTTTGCCATACCTCGCGTAGCCTTAGCCACGGCCGCTTGCTCTTGGTTCACGTCACCGTAAGTGCGATGAGGCTTCATCAAATCTAGGTAGTCAATGATGACCAATCCAGGCGTAACACCAATAGACGCTAGTTGCTTGTAGTGCGCTTTAATAGTGTGGATGGTGGCCTCATCTTCTGGATACTCCTTGATTATGAGGTTGTTACCGAAGCGTTGGTGATACCCATGAAGCTGCTTGTACGCAGCGTCGTTCATGGATTTCAAATCGTTAGGCTTGATGTGACAAAACAAGGAGTCAAATCGGTCAGCGATGTCTTCTGCAGACAGCTCCAGTGTATAGTAAACGACCTGTTGGCCAAGAAGGATAGCCACACGACCTAACCATTCAAGGAAGATGGACTTACCACGACCTGAGCCGCCGATAATCAAGCCCATCTGCTTGGTCTTAAGACCACCAAAAGTAAGCTCGTCAAGCTCGGCAATACCGGTTGACAGCTTTCTTTCTTCCTCCCGAACTAGTCGGTTGTTTAGGCGTTCTTCAAACTCTTTGAAGTAGTTCGTACCTACAGTAAGCACGTCCATTCCTGTGTTACGTGCCTTTTCTACAACCTGAACTACCTCATCCCAGCGTTCTTCCTTTATCAAGTCCAATGAGTCAAGGATAGCCTGCTTCATGGACTGCGTGCGAATGAACTTAGCAAACGTATCTTGTATGTGCTGTTCTTCGAACGGTAACGGAGGCTTTACGATGTGAGCGTAATAACTCGCGACCTTGTCAACCTCGGACTCTTTGATGACTTTGGTCTTCGCTGCTTTGATTAGCTCTTCACGAAGCGTAATCGGAGTAAGCGGAATATGGGCTGTCTTTATTTGTACAAAGTACCACTGCAATGCTCTGTTTGCAAAATGGGAAGCATCTACAGTTTCTCCAGCTATCTCTCGAAAAGAAGAGTTAGCCAACATGTAGGAGAGTACCCGTGTTTGGTACTCTTCCGTATACATCAGGGGATTTTCAGCCATTAGACTTGACTTTCTTCCACAAGGGGTCTGCGTTCAAGAACTTATCTGGAAATACAGCTAGACCGGGAAGAACTAAATTACGGTACACTTCTTCTCTAGACATCTTTTGTGCCCGCATCAAATCAGTCATTTGCTTTTCACACCTACGAAACAAATCACCAATAGGTATGTTCGCCTCTATATTGGAAGTTCGCACCTGTACAGGTTTTACTGATGCAGCGCGAACAACTGCTGCATCAGTAGTCAACTGCACTGGCTTTGGTGCTGTACGAAACTTCTCGTGAAACCAAGTAAACTGTGCACGTAAGAAAGTCTCCAAGTCAACTCCTGAGGCTTTCAGAGCTGAAGTAACACGCTTCCAAAGCGACAAGCCCTTTGGAGTGAAAGCTTGTCCAGTCATACCGTGGTATGGCTTGCGTGTGTACTCTTCCAATAAACGGTAATACGCCGAACGGGCACAATACTCTTCCAGGTGTTCAGTGTGGAGTTCCGTCTCTCCATTAAGCAATGCGCTAGTTTTCGTGGCGATATTTGCCACCCTGCGCTCATGGTTTTCAGTAGCTGCAATGCTGCGGTTCAAGGTTGCAAGGCGCTGCGCCTGAACCATGGCGATTATATCTACACCCACAGTCACCTCTTGGTCATGAGAGTTTCGTACGCTGTTTTTGCTCGCATGAACGCTTCGGAGTCCCCCCCGTGGTCCGGATGCAGTATCTTTGCGAGTTCCCGCCAAGCGGCCTTTATAATAGCCGGTGGGGCAGTGGGTAGCAAGTGAAGAACCGCGTAGGGGTCGGAAGGCTGTTCAGTACTAGCTGCGGCTGAGGCATCTATCTGCCTAATACTGTCTACATACTTTTCGTGCACATACCATACCCCGTTCACCATATTACGGTATGCATTGGGTATGGAGTACTTTATGTAGCGGAGTACTAGCTTGGTGGGGTGTGATACTCTCCACCAACCAATCCAGTCTCCGGATTGTATTGGCGTCAAGTCCATCGCAGCGATACCTCTTCGGTAGTGCGATAATTTCTGTTGTGGCTACCGATCGCTATTTGCGTAGGTCTGTACGGATTCTGAGGCTTTCCAGGAAAGTTTACTTTAGACAGCCTGCGGAGTCTAGACAACGCCAAATACGGAATGTCCACCGGCAGGGGAGACGACACTGCCATGGCGTAGCGGTTCATTTCTTGAACCTCCACACTCAGAATGCCTTGTGTAACGTCGTTGTGAATAAGAAGACCAGTGAACTTGCTTAGGTCGTCCAGGCTATATCTAGCTGGTGTACTAGGTACATAACGAAAAGGCATGCCTGTAGCTGCGTTTCGGTCTTTTCGCAACGCAAACCCCAACTTCATCCAGCCGAGAAGTTCATCTCCTGGGCGGAGGTCCGTTACTTTCAGCATCTTGCGTCCAAATCTTTCTTACTAGTGCTACATCAGGCCCACTCTGAATCAGAGGAAAACACTCTTCCTTCTTGTAGTCTTCCCAACGCTCCAAACTATGCTTGAGCAGGTAATCATTGGTGAAGTTGGCAAACTCTACTGCAATTAGTTTGCTGCCTCGCAAGCCTCTACCCAGGCGCTGCATGGTCTTGATCCGGCTCTTACGGGATCCGGCTAAAATGAGAGCATCAATTGTAGGCACGTCCACGCCTTCATCAAGGATTGTACTTGCCACTAGTACTGGCAACTTTCGCTCACCGAAGTCTTTTAGCGCATTGGCACGAACTTCCGTAGCTTCTTCACCATGGATAAACAAGTGCGGGATGAATACATCTCCAGTAGCTGTCCACAAAGCCTGGTCGATTGCTTTGCCATGCTCAATCTGCTCACACAGAATCAGCGTACTCAACCCAACCTCTTGAAAAACCTTTGTCCATTCAACGATGAGATTGAGTGCATTAGGATTGTCCACTACCCCTTGTTTGTAGGCAGACGCATACGCCAGTTTCTTGGGTAGAACAGGCGCGGTTATCTTCGAGAAGATAACATACGTTTTAGCGCTGATACCGTTCTCAACCAAGAACTTGTTAGGGATGTCCACAATGACAGGACCAATTGTCGCAAGAAGGCGTAAGTTAGCGCCATCGGTACGGTCCATAGGAGTGCCACTAAGGCCGTACCTGTAGTTAGCAGGACATGCAGTACAAACATCATACCAGGTTTCACTACCTGCATGATGGCAGTTATGCGTGAGCAGTCCATTCGCAACAAACGTATGGTCTTCCTCTACTTCGAACTCTACGGTGTTCAAGGACAGTCCTGTGTCAACTTTCGTAACTAGTACGGGACGAGCGTTTACACTACTGGCGATAGCGGTCACCTCTGAATCGAACACAGACGGAAGTCTGCCGTGTCTCTTAGAAGCCAACTGCTTTCTTGGCAAGAAGCCAGGGCACAAACTGGAAAACTCAGTTGTGGACACACTGGGGACTACCACTCTGTATCCAGGATTCTGTTGTGACTTCTTAGGGCAGACTTGCAGTCTAGCGGCAATATTATTGTCCCGCAAAAATCGCTGTAGGGCAACCATCAACGCATAGCAAGTGGTTTGTATACCACAACGATTGCTCTTAAGGTCAACAAAGCCCTTAGCGTCGAACAACCCAGAAATATAAGACCGCATGTTAGGATGCAGAGGCAAATGCTTATACTTGTTCTGCCGAACGCTAAAGCCCAAAGCAGCCAAGTCCAACAGGAAAGCATCTGAGGAAACGGTAAGTGTGTGACCACCTCGGGCATTTGTGGACACGCACGTTGAGGAATCTGGATATGCCTTAGTAAGCAAAGAGGGCACTACTGTTTCCCAGAACTCGAAGTCTTTCCTGTAGGAAAAGCGGACCTTGTTCGTGCTGTGCCAATGTCCACCACCAGCAAACAAGCCTGCCAAATATGCGGAAAGGCTGAAATCAGCCAAGGGCCTAGAGGGAGACATGCGTTCTAGCAGAACATCGTCAACACTAACGCTATCTGCGTAGATATAGGTAAGCTTGCCGTTACGAACAACGGCTATTGGGTGCTCCACAGAGCACAACAAAGAGAGCCCATCACTTGCGTGCAGTTTGACGCCCTCTCTTGTGTGGGTGGTAACTCGCGTGACCGGCTTCATTCCGGAATGAGTTACAACTACATCTCCTACCTTGATATCCTTGGCGTAGGAATACCCAGATTCCGTGGAAATCACAGAGTATTCGTCCACACATTCGTCCACGAAAAGAACTTCGCAACCCTTGAGAAGGTCCTGGCACGACTGTTGTTCAAAACGAGACTCAAGCGTGTCAACGGTGGCGATTGTAACCCAGGTTCCTGGATTCCAAACTCCATCTCCGACGATTCCAATTTCCTCTTCCGTTGCTCCCAAGCGCTTCATGAAGCGTGCACGGGACTGATGCAGGAGTTCCCTGGTGGTGACCATGAAAATAGTAGGCATTTCAAGATAGCGTGTAATTGCGCACGCCACCTCGGTGTTGTGTGTTACTGTGAAATCACCCAACAGGAATCTACCGTCTCCATCTAGAGTGAACCCCGCGTAGTCACCTACACCAAGCGGCTCAACGCGAAAACCAGTGTTCAGGCGATAAGGTTGTTTGCGCTTCTTAGCTTGCTTTCGAGGAAGACGCGTAGGGATCTTGTGTAGGTCGCCGTAAATGTGAAGCCTGTGGTAAGTGACACCGTTCACGACCTTCGGCTTCACATTCACTCGAAAGCCTAGCGAACGAGCAAGATCCCGAATACCCTCAGCGTAAGTAGCTCGTACTTGCGTGATCTCAAACCACTTAGAGTTCACCTCCAAGTGGCCGTCAGTATCCAACAAGCCTGCAAGAAACAGTAGGCGCACACGCTCACTTCCGCGAAGACAAGACAGTGGCAGAGTGGAAGCATCTCCGCACACCCTACGCATTTCCGTGAGTAGAGGATTCGTCTCCCCACGAGGAGTAACAAGAGCATAGGTATCTGCTCGTCCTGAAGACTCGGATGCATACTTGATGAGATTCAACGACCAAGACTTGCAGGTGTCGGAAAGCAGGTCCACGATCTCTGAATCCATCATGGTAACTTGCACGCCCTGCTTAAGGTCCTTGCGCCCGTCTCCAAACCACACACCCAAGAAATACGGGTCAATCGAAGGATCCGGAATAGCCGGATAGTTAACGCCCGTGCTGAACTGTTTCAACAGTCTGCGACGATTCGTAGACAACTTAAAGTACTCGGGAAGCTCAATATCTACAACTTCGTTGGCGTGCTTACCGGTACGTCTAGAGTCACGCAGTGTGAGAACGTGAACATCGTTGCAAATCCAGGGGTCACCTAGATTAGGTACAATCCTGTACATAGGCCCGGTGCCCGTACAGGTACTCTGAACGGCGCGCGGAAGCGAATCTGGACCCATCAACAGATTGCCCACGCGAATGTTCTTCGCGGCGGCTACACTCCCGTCGAACAGCATCACTGGAGTGTCAGGATGCAAACACTTACCTGCGTTTGTAGCCATGCGAAGGACACCACGCTTGGCTTCAACTGCCTTCTTTGCGGCCTCCAGTTGGTACGCGTACTTGCCATCCATTCGCACGCCCACAAGATCAAAGGATCCACTCCTGGGCTGTGGAGAAGTGCGATGATCGGTAACGATTACATTGGCTCCAGCTAGCTCGCACGCTTCTTTCACCAAGCTTAGCAGACCTGTGGGAAACGTCTCAGACGTAAGACGGAACAGGTGCTTACGTCCATCCCACACGCCCTTACGATATGACTGGGAAAACTGCGCACCCTCTACTGGATACGAAGTGACCATACGTACAGCAGACTTTGGGTAGGGTCCGCTGATCTTGGAAGTGGGGCCATACACGTCGATGTGTACGTCTGCGGTCACTGACGACTCCTCACTCATGTGGTTTTAGTAGCAGGCTCTGTACGGGAATCAAGGTCGTCGAACGACTTAACGTCAGGTATTCCATCGTAGGAACCCAAGTGAACGTCAAGCCTTCTCGCTGAAACTTTTTGAACGCAGACTGGTTTAGTGTCATCACTTTAGGTTCGCTTAGATTTCTGTCGAACACACCTGCTCTAATTGAATTTGGCTTGTCTCTGTACTTAAAGTAAGCAACCAGTAATTGCGCTTCCGGTACTACGTAGGTGAAGAGGTAGTTAATTCTCTTAGCCAAAATATCCATACAACCGACATTTGCAGGACAAATATCTGCCTTGAGGCAATGCAACGGCGCTACCTTGTCGTATTTCTCTATTAGGGTAAAGCACTCACCGTACACGTATTTAAGCGGCATAAATACGCTGTGCTTTTGAAAGACGAAAAACGCCAACGGCTGGGTCATAGACACGTTGCGCCGCGTTCCATCCTGTCAGCCATCTTTGAGAAAGAGGTCCACAGGCCTGGTGTCATGAAGTTCTCTGCCCAGCCAATTAGTGCTGGTATAGAGATTTCTTCGTCAATGAACTCTAAGAAGTGAGAATCCAGCTCTGTAGGAGTTTTCGCCCTAACTTTACCGTTTACCCGTGCATAAGCTCCAAAGTTAGGGACTAGGTCTATTACGTCCAGTCCTCCATGCTTCTCTATGAGCTTGTGAAAATCAGCGATAGAGGGCGCGACATTTTTGTCGTCAGTGTAGGTCTGTCCTCCCATGAATGACATACCAGGGAAATAAGTAGCGAGCGCCTTCGCGTACGCGTTAGTGGGGAACCACTTTAGGCGAACACCAGAGCCAAAAGTACTGAATCCGCAAACCCTGTACTTAAACCGTTCGCTCATTAATTTGACTAGCTTATCTGCCCCTAAATCTGCTTTGCGCTTACCCACGCCAGTTGATTCCCTAGTAGGGTTTGCACCAAGCTCAGGGTCTAAGAGCGCATTGCCTAAGGTTCCTGCGCAATCGCGCATGGCGTCAGCAAACGCTTCTTCTCTGCCGAGCCAAGGGTAACCCCAGACGTAGGGTTGCAATCCTTCCTTGGATGCAGCTTCTACTAAAGATTTGCACACGTCTGGCTTGTTTATATATCTCAAGCCTTCTGGATTATCGTCCCAAGGTCCTGCGATAGCAATCCATTTAGCTCCATGTTGCCTGTGCTTCTTCATTAGCTGCGCAGGCGTGCCATGGTCCGCTTTAGAGTACTTACGCAAGTACAAAGCCAAGCCAACAGGCAAAATCATGGCTCCTCCTCGTTAGCTTGCGAAGACAAGTTTACGGTTATGTTGTTGGCTGCTAGAGCTTCTAACACGCGCGCCAGCTTGAACTCAAGCTGAATAATGCGGTCAGAGAATACCTGTGTTCCCTCAGCTGCGCGCTTAGCGATAGTAGCCACCTCTGAAGCTGCAAGTGCGGCATTGTGAGCGTTGGCGGCTGCGCTTTCCGACCTAAACACAGACTTCTGCAACGAAGTCAGCTGTGCTCTGATTCCCTTTGCTTCTTCTTCATTTATAGGTAGCAAGGAAACCTTCTCTGATAAATCAGGGGTGATTGCCAAGCCGTTTGTGCGCTCCTTAAATAGACGCACAAATTCTTCGTCTTCTACCGAGGCCAACAGTTCTTCTCTTGTTCCAGTCATTGAATACCTACTATAATTCCGAGTACAACAGTTGCAATGGCGAACCCACCCGCCAAAGTCCAGGGCACCCACACCCAATCATTAGCTTCCTCTGTCGCTATTCTTAGCCTGTTTTCTTCTTCCCAAAGAGCTGTGATGCGTGAGCGATCTGCGTCCAGCAGGTGTACTTGTGCGTTACAGACGCTTAACGCGGATCTAAGTTCTACTGCTGTCACAGTCAGTGCGCTGATCCTGGCCAGGTCCAGGTCGTGAGTGGCTGTGAGTTCCCTGAGGTCGTTATCCATGTGCAGTAGTTCTCGGTACTCCCCAAGATTGAAACCTTGAAAAGTTTCGCCCGAGACTGTTAAGCGCCTACCTGGAGGAAGGCGGTAACGGACGTAGTCTTGTCCCCAAGCCAAAGAAGGCATAAACCACAAGACTACAACCAATAAACTAACGAACGCGCGCATCGACGTCATCCCATGACTTCAAAGAGTCAATTATTTCTGAGTTTTTTAAGCCTTCCGCTTCGAGTATATCCACTCTGCGGTCTAGCTCGGTTGCACGTCTTGTAGCTTCATTCGCTGCGGCGATGTGCTCTTCTTTTTTCGCCTCTAGCTTTTCTAGGTCTGCGTCCACTTCGTGCTTGTTCGCCTCTTCCTTAAGAAGGTCACGTTCGTGACGCAAGCTAGCAATTCGGCGCTGCCTAGATACTTCCCTAAGATAGATAGCAACCAAAGCTATTACTACAGCGACTACTGCCAGCGCACCAAATAAAAGCTTTCGCCAACCAGTAGGATTAGACGTGCGGTAGTCTTCAATGAACGTTAGAAGTTTGTCCATATCACAAAAACTCATCTTTCCTGGAACCACCAATCTGATCATCCTGCAGAGATATAGCGGTCAGAAGATTGCGAAGTATTGATGTATTCCTTGTGTCAAAGTGAGAAGGGATAGATTTCAGTACTTGCATTGTTTTTGTGACTCTAGCAGCGTAGGATGCGGGTGGCAAGTACACTTGTGTCCCCGCTGAATCCACCAAAGCACCACTAAGGGTAACAGCATAGTAAGCTCCTAACGTATGACGCGTAGTCAGAAGGTACACATATTGTGTAGTCACAACGTTAGCGTCTGTCGGAGGCAAAACCTCTAGCACACGTACTTCGTCTCCTGGCTTTGGCGTATCAGAGCGTAAAGCTATAGAGTAGTTATTTACGTCTAAGTATTCAGAATCGACTCGTGCCTGAGCCGACAAATCTAGTCTAATCAAATCTTCAGCAATAAAGGTCGCAGATCCCACGGCAGGACCGGGGAGAAACATGGGAAGGTACCACGGTAACGGATTGGGTAAGATAGGCATAAATCACAGGATTATAGACACTTCAGGTTGAAGTATGGCTGAAGTGGCAGATACGGCCCAACCTATTTTAAGCGAGAGATTGCCTGTGCCGCTTGGTACTGTGCTCGTTATTACCCCTGCTGTTGTAGTGCTTAAGTATACAGGAGTATTAGCAGTTACAGAAAGTCCCGTGACTAGACCGGCTACTCGGATAGACGCACTAACTGTGCCTCCGCCGTTTCCGGTGCCACCCGTAACGCAAACACCTAGGAATCCCGGAGCAGCGTTTGCTACTGCGTTTGCGCGCCTACAACAACCTGAGACGGCACTTACGGCTACTGCCTGTCCTGGAGAGATAGTCTCACCGGACTCTATAGGTAGGGAAATGTTAGTGGCTGTGGTAGCCACTGCTATGACAGCTTCCCACAAAGAACCTGCTGTTGACCCGTCAGTTAGCCCGACTTCTTGAAATAGTTCGATTATTCGGTCTTTTATCTTTTCTAGGTTAACTGCAGAGAACTCGTTAGCGACCGGGGCGCGAATGTTCGTAAGAACCGTGCCTAGGTCACCGGCAGTCTTAGTAGGTATGGACGTAATAGTCATGGTTCGTCATCCTCATCCAAGTCTTCTTTTGGTGCAGCAGATCGAGAACCGGATTTGCTGTCGCGTCCTAGCAAGCGCATCAAAGCTTTGTACGACCACGAAGAACAAATACCTGCTACGGCACCGAATAGTAAGCGAGTTCCTATTTCCGCACCGATCGACTCAGGCATTGGAAATATCGGAAGAGAAGCTATTGCAGTGGCGACAATCGGCGCGTGAAACACGATAGTGCGCTGGTACCAAGCCTTAGCAACTAACTTTGGAAAAATAAGTTTGACCTGTTGGCCTAACGTATAGACTAATACGCCAAGAAAAACGAAGGACCACCACTGTATCAGCTCTTCTGCAGTCATAAATCCTCATGTAAGCTTGTTGAAGTTGGTCAACGCAGCTGCTCCGTACGTCCAGCCACCAGCAGCTACAGCAGGGTTAATCGCGCCAGCCGTAACAGAGTCTCCAAAGGAGTTAGAATGTGCTTGTCCGTCTTGTATGTTAGCGGTCAGTATATTTAACTCGTAGTTAGACGCACCACCACTAGGACGAACTATATTGCCTACCACGTTAAACTGACGCCAGGTTCCAGCGAGCGTGCTGAGAAGCTCGATAGAACTCCCGGTAGCGAGAGAAGGCTCCATCCAGTCAACGAGATTATTGAGTACGGAGACTACTCTACAATCACGTATCAATATTGCAGGTCTTCCCGCTGAAACAGATCCAGTTTTTGCGCCAACCAGAGTGTTAGAGCACACAACTACACCACGAGTCTGTACTGGGTTGTTGTGTCCCTCAACTAAGATACCACTATGGCCCGCAGCCAACGTAGTTTCGCGTATTAAATTGTCTGAAATGCTAAGACCAGAAGAGTTACCACCCAGATAAGCAGAAATACCAGCCCAGGCAATGCTGGCATTCATTTCTATGCTGTTGTTCTGTACCTGTACACCTGCGATGGATGCAGCCGTTGTAGTGTCCCTTGTAATGATAATGCCGTGTATGCCCCCTGTGGAGGAGCTAACAATTCGATTACCGATGAGCTGTATACCTGCACAGGAGTCGGAGATTAGCACAATGTGGCCAGACGCCAGTGCACCCGTTTCTCCAGCCTGAGAACAGATGTTGTTGTTAACCAGGATAGATGACTGCTGTCCGCGCAGCTTGATTAGCGCACCGTAGAGGTTTACGGCTGCTCCAGACGCAGACGCTGCTCTGAATAGCCGATTGTGCCCAACTACCACGTTCTGGCATCCATTGAGCAATATGCTCACTCCTTCTCCGGAAGCATTATTTGTAGCAGTTTGTACAATCTGATTAGAAGACACGGATCCGCGCGATACTCCGCTGAAGTAAACACCGTAAGCACTTGTAGATGCTCCAGCCAAACCAGTACCAACAATCGAGTTGCCTACTACCTCGAACTCAATGCCTGTAGCAGCCGATGGGTTGAAGTATACACCAGCTGAATACGTTCCTGTGCCTTGAATGTCTCGGAATTTATTGTTCTTTACCCTGACACTACCTGCCGATGGAGCAGTAGCTACTGAGCTGAATAAGACGCCGGATGCTTGTGTTCCTGTAAACAACCAAAATATGTTGTTCTCTATGGTAATGTCTACACACTGAAGTGTGTCCCAGGTAGCGTCAACGCCCACACGAACACCTGCTCCAACGTTGTTAAAGTTGGTAAAGTAATTCCTGGTTAGCTGAATATGACTGGCTGTGGGCGTAGAAAACAGGCGCAAACCGTACGCTACTACGCTAGAGCCACCATTGTTGCCAAAGTTGTCAGTGATCATATAATCGCCGCTAATCATGTTGTTAGCGGACGATCCAATGCGCACCATCTCAGCCAAACGGAAGCAGTTATTGCCCGTGAAGCGAATAGGCTTAGGAGTTGATAAGCCGTCTGACGACAAACCGATTACGTAAGCACCAGTTGGAACTTCAATGTCGTTTCGCTCGACGCGGAGGTTAGACACTGTGCCAGCGGCGTTAGCGGATACTATGGAACCAGGATTTGCCTCAGTAAGCGCACCAACTCCAGTAACCTGGATGTAGCTATCGGCTACAGCAAAGTTAGAAAGGTTTCCAGTGCTAGAGAACAAAAATACGGCGCCATTTACAGCCAACGATGTGGCTGTTATGTAGCAACGCGAGAAGCACACTTCTGTGATTACTTGGGTAGACGTACTAGCAAACACAGACGAAGCCACAGTGATGTTACACCGAGAAACATTCAGGCTTTGAACTACGTCCGATACACCCCCAGCTAAGAACCCTATCCCTGAGAAGATGAAGCAGTCGTTGAGCGCTACTCCATTCATCGGGCAAGAGAAAGCTACCAAAGAGGATACGAACGAACAATCGTTGAATGAAGAAAGCGACAGCGTCCCTCCTCCAAGAGAAGACACGCAGGCAACTGCCGTAGAAGGAGAAAAAGATGTCCGGGACGCACGTATAGCGCCTGTGACTGCTCCGTTTATTCTCACTGAAGTAGTAATCACACAGTATTCAATCGTAGTTGTGACGCTACCTGCTACGTCAATTGCGGCAGCCAGTCCCCCAGCTGCCTTGGAGATTGTCATATTCCTGAAAGCACAGGAAACGGTGACACTGAACGCAGGACCCGCTGCTGCGTTGTTAGTTATGTTTACTACGTTGTAGCCCTCACCTACAAAGGTGACTTGCTTACCAACAACTACAGTGGATGCGAATGTGTATGTACCGCCTTTGACAAATACGGTACCTCCACCAGCAGGCAATGCGTTAATTGCAGCTATGAACGCAGCCTCCGTGGTGCCGTTAAAGTCACCAAACGTAGTGCTTCCATTGCCGATGGATACTGTGTTTGTCTTCGCTCCCTGAATAGAGCCAGCGCGGTCAAAATACCTTGGTCTAGCAGAAAAGGCGGAAGGAGGCGCGGAGGATACTATGTCGGGCCT